GAAGCTCGAGCGGAAAGAGGACCTGGCCAAGAGGATCCCCGACCTCGGCAGTCCCGACCGGGCCGACGCGCTGGCCATGGCCTTCTGGTGTTACGCGACCCGGGGAGCCTCGAGGCCACGGCCGGACCAGAAGAGCCGCCGGCGCAAGAGCCGGGACTGGCGTCGGGAGTTCGACGAGCTCGTGGCAGGGTGAGCCGCGAGCAGTGCCAGAAATGCGAGGGCTGGGGCGAGGTCCCATGCACCCGATGCAAGGGTCGCAAGCCGGCGCCGTTCTTCCACCGGTCCTGCTCGCGCTGCGACGACGAGGGTTTTATCCCTTGCGGCTGCGACCGTGGAACCGTAGAAATTGAGTTGATCCCGGAGCCTCCAGTCGCTCACGAGGCACCGGGAGATGTCGACGTCTTCGAGTAGCGACCGAGTCAGGACGGCGACTATCTGCGCAGGTCGGTATCGGACCTCCCACCGATTCGGCCTCTCACTAAACCTCGCCCGAGGTGAGAGGCCATGCCCGGTATCCCGATTCTGCAAGGTATCAGCCCCGTCGCCGATCTGTACTCGCAGGCGCTCGCGGCTCTCTATCACAACGAGTGGCGAATCCTCGAGCCGTCCTTCGCGCAGGAGAAGGAGGAGAACGTCTGGGAGCTGATCCAGCGCGACCCGACGATCATGCAGGCGATCCTACAGCGCCGATCGATCATCGCGGCGAAGAGCTGGCAGGTGGAGCCCGCGACGAAGGACGAGGCGGATGTTCTGCTCGCCGACATAGTGCGCGAGACGATCGAGGGCATGGAAGGCTTCGCGCAGAGCCGGGCGATGCTGGCGAATGCCGTCTTCCGGGCTCGGGAATATGGATTCATCCGGGGCCGTCGACGCCTGCACCGGTTCGAGGGTTCGACTTCGGCTCGTGACTGGTGGCTGCCGAACGACCTTCAGCACGTCGACAAGCTGCGCATCCAGTTCGCCAACGAGCACACCGACGACGGCGGATTCCGTACTCGCTCGCAGCTCTTCAGCCTTGTACGCCGGCAATGGGAGGACGTCGACCTGCGCCACAAGTTCGTCTCGGTGACCTTCGGGCAGGAAGAGTCCCGGCTCGGCTACGGGCGCGGCCTCCTCGACACGTTGTACTTCCTGTGGTGGGCCGGCTCTCGCGTCATGAAGGACATGCTCCAGGGCGTCGAGCGCTCGGCACAGGGCACCAGGGTAGGCAAGGTCGACACGACGAAGCGGGCAGCCTCGGGCAAGGACGCCGACACGCAACTCGACGATATGCTCGACGTCCTCGAGAAGTCGAAGGGCCGGCACGAGATCGTGATCGACAAGGACGACGATCTGGTGATCGAGGACGCGCCGACCGGCGGTCTCCAGTTCGCACAGGGCGTCTTCGAGAAGATCGAGAGCCTCAAGATTGCCGTCTGCATGGGAAGCGTCCGGCCATTCGGAGCGAACGTCGACACCGGGAGCTTCGCGCAGGCGAAGACCGAGGCGGACACCGCCGACGAGAGGACCGAGTTCGACCGCGCCGTGATCGACGAAGCGATCACCTCGGACCTGATCGGCTGCTTCATGTATCACAACCGGCGAGAGCTCGCGGCGGAGGGCCTCTCACGAGCGCGGCGGCCGAAGTTCCAGACGACCTCGCAGAAGGTCAACGACCCGAGAGCCAACGCGGAACGGGCGCAGATCTTCCTTCAGTACGCTCCGATCAAGAAGGAGGAGCTGTACGCCGCGGCGGACTTCGAGCAGCCGAGCGAGGAGGACGACGTGATTCTGCCCGTGGGGCCGGCGCTTACTGATCCGAGCTTATCCCCGTTCATGAGCGGGGCTCCTCTCACTCACCCCGACTCGGTGACATCGCAGGCTCCTGGTCCCGCGGGCGCTTCAACTCCGGAGACCTCCGACATTCTCAAGAAGCCGGCCGGGCTCTCGGGCGTGCTCGAGGTCTTCCAGGCACTGAAGGACGGCGCCGTCTCCAGACGCACCGCCGTCGAGCTCGTGGCCCTATCGCTCGGAGTGAGCACCGAGCGGGCGAACGCTATCGTCGCCGATTCCGGCGCCAACGAGAATCCCCCGACTGATGACAACCCAACAGCGCTACCCGGACGTCTCCGTGGTCCTGCGCCCGAACCAGTGGCAGGGTAGACCGGCCTTCGTGATCGGTGGCGGTGCTTCCCTGCGTGGCTTCGACTTCTCGCAGATCAAGGACACGCGCTGGCACACGATCGGGGCGAACGCAGCCTACAGGCATCACCCCGACGTCGTTGTGGCCATGGACACGCGCTTCCTCGAGCTCGTGAAGGACCGCAGCGAGTGGCGGAACTGTCCGTCGATCAAGGTCGCTCCGAAGTTCTGCGAGCGCAAAGGACGGGACCTCGGCGGCGCTCTGTACCTCATGGACCTCTCGTCCGACGGCCTCGACGGCTGGTCGCATGAGTTCGTCGGAGGGCTCAAGGGCACGAACAACACCGGAGCCTTCGCGGTGCAGATCGCCGACGTCCTCGGAGCCGATCCGATCTTCCTCCTCGGCTTCGACCTCTACGGCGACGGGAAGAAGACGGCGAACTACCACGAGGAATACCCGCCGTCATGGGGGACGAACGCCTGCGTCTACGACCAGTACGGGCCGACCTTCCTGCCTGCCTTGCAGCACGCCAGGGGCCGGATCGTCAACTGCAACCCCGAGAGCAACCTTTATTACTTCCCGCGGTGCGAGGTCGCCGAGGCGCTCGAGATCGCCCGGGGCGAGAAGTCCTACCGGGACGTCTTCCCGTGCTCGCGGCAGATCGGCACAACGGCGGGGATCTTCACGATCGACGCGAAGACGGGGACGAATGCCTCGCAGCCGATCGAGGAGACGCGACCGCCTAACGTGATACTCGGGGAGCTCGCCGAGTCGCGATCGAATATCAACGAGCACCTCATGACGCTGCGCGACCTCGGCAAGCAGGTCGACTCGGTTCTCGAGTTCGGCACCGGGAGCTCGGCTCGCTCGACGGTCGCCTGGCTCGCCGCTCGAGTCGGCTATCTCCAGACCTGGGATATCAAGTCGACGGGATCGCGCACGCAGAGCGGCCTCGAGGCCATGGCACGTATGAGCCATTCCCGGCTGGAGATCCGCAAGGGCGACACCGCAGACGTTCACGCCGATCAGGATTTTGATCTGCTCTTCGTCGACAGCCGTCGCAGTGGACGGCATCTGTCAACGGAGCTGACGAACAACCACGAGCGGATCCGGCGATATATCGTCATGCACGACATCGTCACCTTCGGCTGGAACGCCGAGGGCCAGGTCCCCGGCACAGCCGACGCGAGGAACTGCAAACTTACGGCAGCCGAGGACGGACTCCTGCCGGCGATCTTCGGCTTCCTCTCCGAACACCACGAGTGGAAGGTCAAGCAGTGCTACCCGAACAACAACGGGCTGCTGGTCCTGGAGCGCGTGAGCCATGCAGGTTGACGTCACCGCGCTGACCTGCACCGGCTTCCGGCCTGAGACCTTCGCGCTCTGCGTGCGGTGGATGGCACGGCAGGCGGTGAAGGGACTCAGCGTGCAATGGGTGATCATCGACGACGAGAAGATCCAGAGCGGCGCGGAGATCGGTCGCCAGGTCCCCTTCTCTTCGGTCCTCACCGTCCCCGGCTACGATGGCTCGTGTCAATGTACGATGCCGGTCAACGTCCACGACGCGATCGGCTACTGCGAGGGCGACGTTATCGTCTTCGTCGAGGACGACGACTGGTATTCCCCGGACTACATCAGGACCATGCACCGCTCGGTGATCGAGCGCGAGGTTGGCATCGCCGGGATCTCCGGCTGCCGGTATTACCACGTCGGCAATCCCTCGGCGGTGAATCCGCGATATCGTTCGCCGAGCTACTGGGGACGATACCTCACGGATCACTCCTCGCTTTGCCGAACGGCGATCAGCCGGCGCAAGAACGCGAACCGCCTGCGTGAGATCGCCTGGGCCTGCCACAATGTGCCGGCCGGCTCGCGGGTCGACGTCTCGGTCGACTTGCGAATATGGGGCGCGACACCGGCTGACGAGGGACGCTACCTGCTCGACGACCCGGGCCTCTGCATCTCCATGAAGGGATTGCCAGGGCGACGCCGGCCGAGGTCCCTGCACGATAAACCGTTCAAGAACCCCGATCCGGACTGGGAGATCCTCCACGACTGGATCGGGGATGATGCGAATCTATACAGGGAGATCATGAAAGTATGAGCGCACCGAGAGTCGTTATCGCCGCAAGTCCCCACGAGCGGATCGTCGCGCTCGTCCTGGAGCACACGATCAAGAAGCACTGTCCCGAGGCGGAGGTCACGCACACCTTCGACCGTGAGGACCGGCCGACCCGTGGCGTCTGGGAGGAGGGAGGCAAGGACGGTACGCGCTTTACCTGGGTTCGTTTCTGGGTCCCCGAGCTCATGGGATACGAGGGACGGGCGATCTACCTCGACTCCGACATGATCGTATTCTCGAGCATTCGAGAACTCTACGACCTGCCGCTCGACGGGAAGTCGGTGCTGCGCACTCCCGATCCCTCGGTCCTGCTGATCGACTGCGAGCGCTGCCGATGGGACGTGCGCGACCTGATCGAGAAGGCCGACGCGATCGGCGGGTCCTGCTGGAACATGGACGGCCGCTACAAGATCCTCCAGGGCGACCACGTCGGGACGATCCCCGGACACTGGAACCACCGCGACGTCTACGAGGAGGGAGAGACGAAGCTCCTGCACTTCACGAACATGGAAACGCAGCCGTGGCCGAACCACCGCCACGACTCCGTTCCCGATCACCGCCACGGGGATCTGTGGTTCCAGGCGCTCGGCGAGACGGTACAATCCGGGCTCCTGAGCGCGGAGGAGATCCCCGACTGCCTGCGGGAGAAGATACATGCCTCGGCTCAAGACTCAGCCTGAAGAGATCGCGCAGCTCGCCGACGACTCGACGATCGAGTTCCAGCGGATCGCCGACCGCATGGCCTCGGCTGTTTTCCTCGGTGACACCGATCGCATGGCCTCGGCCACTGCCGCGCTGACGACACTGCTCGGAAATACCCTGACGCTCGCAGACCTCTACGGCCGCCGCCGGGTGATCGAGCAGTCGAAGTCCATGGCCGAGGGCCGGGGCCTCGACCCGGACGATCCCTTCGGCGCTCCGATCATGTTTCGCGAGCCGGACGCGACGATCTCGACGGTCACGAATCAGACACGATTCGATGAGGCCGTCGATGACCTGGTCGCACGGACGCCAGAGCTCGCCGAGCCGGTGGACGGCGAGCCGCGCTACATGGCCATTCAGCGGTTGTACCGGGAGAAGCACGGATTCGGCCTCGCCAAGAGCTTCGAGATCAAGCTCACCGAGCGGGTCCAGAATATCATCAAGCGATCACTCGACGTCGGCACGCCGGTCCAGACGGCCGTCGAGGCGATCCAGGCCGCCGGGCCTTTCACCGAGTCGTACGCCGACATGGTCTACCGGACGAACCTCGCGACGACCTACACCGCCGGCACCTTCGAGCAGCTCAAGGATCCCCGGGTCCAACTCGTCTTCGGGGCGCTCGAGTTCCACTCGATCATGGACAGCGACACGCGCCCGAATCATGCGAAGGCTCACGGCCTGATCGCTCCGATCACCTCGAAGGTCTGGGATTCTCTGTCGCCGCCGCTCTTCTACAACTGCCGTTGTTCGGTCTTCCCTGTCGACCGCTGGACGCTTCAGGATCAAGGTCTGCTCATGGCCAACGGGCAGATCCGCGTCAAGCTCCCGGGCGGGGCGAAGATCGATCGCGATATCAGCGGGGTCCCCGGGGCCGGTCCGGACCAGCGTGGCTCGGGCTTCGGCCAGCGTCCGAACGTCAGGATGTACGGCTGACGCGGGGATCCTCGAGCGATACGGCGCAGGACTGAGCCCGGGGGAATTTCAGCTTCCCGGCCTCCAGAGCCTCGTCGCACTGCCGGCGCAGGCTCGAGAGGTCGAAGATGTGTATCGGGGCCTCGCTCGCCTCGAGCGTCACACGGTCACCGACCAGTAAGGCTCCCTGAATCCGGGGCTGCTCACCGCGCAGGACCAGGAAGACCGACTCCGGCGGGAACGTCGTGCAGAGCCGTTGTACGGCCTTGTAGGCGACTCGGTCGGTACCGTCCAGCGGCATGCCATGTACCGCCTGGCAATGTGCCAGGACGATAAATACGGCGAGCTCCTCGCTCATGAAGCCGAGGTCGGCGCGGATCTCTCCGCGCTTCAGGTCGTGCGTGAATTTCTCGCGCTGGTACCGGCGCACGAGTTCATCGGGGACGCCGAGCTGGCGGGCGAACTCCTTCTCACCCAGACGCAGACGGCGAATCGGCAGGGGAGCGGGGTCGGGGTCGAATAGGTGGGCGCTCATGATTGGCAACTGTCGCTGGTGGTATGGAAATTTCCATACGTGCGGCGACAGTCGAGACCATGCACGCGCTCGAGGAATATCCCCAGACGGCGAATATCCCCGGCGGGGACTTCACCGCGATCCAGGGCGACGACGGCCTGTGGACGATCAAGGCCGTCCCGATCCTGGCGGAAATGGAGGCCGGAGAGCGCCGCAATCGCCACCGGATCGACGCTGAGTGGATGCGCCAGGCAATCCACCGCCACCGCCTGCGAGAGGCTGACGGGCACCTGCCGGCGGTCCACGAGGAGCATCACGAGAACGGCGAGAAGCGCCACCGGGTCGGCTTCTTCCGTCCGACGCACGTCGGGCAGGTCCGGGTCCTCGGGCGTCAACGGGACGCGCTCTTCGCCGACCTGGTCGGTGTCAGCGCCGAGGACCTCGAGGATATGAAGGACCTCCGGCTGCCGTATCGGTCAGTCGAGGTTCACCCGTCGTGGCAGCCCGAGATCCAATCTCTCGCGCTCATGGAATCCGAGGCGCCGCACCACAAGCTCCCGATGCTGCGTCTCGGAGAGGTCGAGGAGAACCCTTACGTCGTCGCTCTGTGCAGCGGGGACGATTCGCTTTTCATCGTCCAACAAATCGCAGGAGGCGACGACATGCCCTCGAGGAAGAAAAAGGCGGATGCCAAGACGGCGCCGCCTCCGGAGTCGGTGAATCTGGCCGACGACGACAAGCCCGAGGAAGAGGAGAACGAGGATCTCGGCGGTGCCGAGATGGACACGAAGATCAAGGAGTTGCAGGACTCGATCCCCGGCCTGATTGCCGACGCGATAGCCGCGAAGATCGAGGAGATCAAGTCGTCCCTCGGTGGTGACGACAACGAGCCCGAGGCCGCGCCCGATTCCATGGAGCCGGCGGAACAGTTCAGCGAGGCAGAAATGGACAAGCTGAAGGATCTCGAGGCGAAGAACGCCGAGGCAGCCGGTCGCCTCGCATCGCTCGAGAAGAAGAACCGGGACCGCGAGACGCAGGACACGATCACCTCGGTCGTCGATTCGCAGTGTGTCAAGCTCCGTGACGAGGGATGGGCGGTCGACGAAACCGTCCGCGCCGACATGGTAAAGCTCGCCGAGGGCGCCACCGACCCGGCCTCGACTGTGGAGACCTTCGTCACCTCGTACCGCAAGAGCACGCCGCAGGACCCGCCGCAGGACCTCGAGCAGCTCGGTCAACGTGGATTGCTCACCGGCAACGAGTCCTTTGAGAGCCTTCCCGAGGAGGTCGTCGCCTATCGCGAGAAGGGCCCGGATGCCTTCGCTCGCGCCGTTCAACTGCACACCGAGTATGAGGCTCTGGCCTCGACCATGCGCGGATTCGACCGCAGTCGCGAGACGCTCGCGGATCACCTCGAGATCAACTGGAAGGAGTAGCCATGGCACTCTCTGCAAGGGCTGACTGGAAGGAGTCGCCCGGACACCTCGTCGAAATGCAAGTGGCTCCCGGTGTCACTATCTACGACGGAGCGCTCGTAGGTATTGAAAGCGGGGCAGGAACCGCGTCGCAAAGCCTCGTGACGAAGTGGTCGGATTCAGAGGACCTCGTCTTTTTCGGCCTCGCTCGTGTCACGCCGACGAGCTCCGGCGATACCGGCGACTCGGTCACCGGGACCACGGTCACGTCGATCGCCTCGGCCAACCTCCTGAGCACGATCGGTGTCGACGTCTCCGGGGTCACGCTCCACGGCGTCACGCTCGGTGCGGTCCTGACGACAATGGTGCAGGTCGGAGAGTTGGTATACGGCACGGACGATAACGTCATCACTCCAACGGCTGCGAATTCGCCCGCCATCGGCTGGGTCAGCAAGATTCACTCAACCAGTAAAGTCGACGTGAAACTCTTCACGCCCGGCGAAGCTCGCGCAGTCCCGGTCGCATAAGGAAAGGAGACAGGCATGCCAGCGCAAATCACCGCCGGCGGGTCGCAGAGGGCCGGTCTCCGCACCGCCGTTCTCGGGACCTACCGCCGACAGTACGAAGCCCAGAGGGATATGCTCTCGAAGTGCATGGACCTCGACTTCCCGTCGGACTCTCGGTCGGAATATTACTTCTACTGGGAGTCGGCGCCGCACCTCGGCCGATGGGCCTACGGCGGGGACCTGCCTTTCGAGGGTTTCCGCGGCATCCAGTTCGAGGTGATTAACCACCGCTGGGCCAAGGGAATCTCCTGGCAGGCGGACGACGAGGCCGACGACCAGACCCGCGACCTGATCAACCAGGCCCGCGGGCTCGGACAGTCTGCCGCGAACCTCGATGAGCGGGTCTTCTTCCAGATCTGCAATGGGAGCACGGATTCCGAACTCCTCCCGACGGTGCCGAATGCACCGGACGGAAGCGCGACATTCCTCGCCGGATCTCGATTTGGATTTCCTGACGGCAACTCGAACAGCGTCACGGGAGGAGCTCCGACGACGGCAGCCCTCGCCCGCGTCGCCTATTTCGAGGCGCTCGAGGCCGTCGCGAGTTTCCAGGACACGAAGTCGCAGCCGCTCCATTCGGTCTCCGTGACCGGAGGGACAGTCGTCTGTATCGGGAATCCGGCAGATGCAGATGCAGTCATGGGCGGATTCAAACGATCCGAACTCGTGCAGGGCACGCAGGCCGGAGTCTCCGACGAGATCCGAGGTGATGGCCGAGTCGTCGAGACCTGGATCAACCAGCAGGCCACGGCCTCGCAGCTTCTCTTCTTCTGGGCCGAAGCTCCGGTGAAGGCCGTATTCTCGCAGCTTCGCGAACCGCTCTCCGAGGCTGCGGCGACGGACGCCAACAGCGACAGGGCTCGAGAGGCTGACGAGCATTACATCCGCTTTAAGATGCGCAAGGGCTTCGGCGCTGCGCTTCCAACGGCTGCCATGGCAATGACGGCCTGATCACTATCCCGGGGCGGGCTTCGTCGGCTCGCCCCGCACATCTTCCTCCACGAAGGATGCACAGAGTATGAGCGCTACTGTGACCGACAAGAAAGAATCCCCCGAAGCAACCGAGGCACTCGAGCCGGCACCGAGAAAGAGGGGCCGACCCAAGGGTGCGAAGAACAAGCCGAAGGAACCGGCGGGCACCGTGGGCACCGTTGCCGGCTACTACGGCCGGCCATTCCCGGGTCGCGTCAAGTTCCTCCTCGGGATCAAGGTGCATTCCTCCGGCCTTTCCTACGCG